CGCTTATTTTGAGTTGTATCCTAAGGAATTAGGTTATCCAGATGAATTCAGGGCTCGATGCTCTGTAATGACATATGGTGACGATTTTAAGGGGTCAACTCGCAAGGATACCAATTTCCTCAACCATGTTTCCTATAGTCAATTTTTGGCCAAGAGGGACATGGTCCTTACCATGCCAGATAAAAAGTCTGAGCCCAAGCCTTATATGAACGATGATGAGGCTGATTTCTTGAAGCGAAAGAACCGTTTTGAGGAAGAAACTGGGTTGATTCATGGAGTGCTGGAAGAGGATTCAATTTGGAAGTCTTTGCACACTGTTTGCAAATCTCGTTCTGTAGGTCTTGAAGATCAGAGCGCTCAGAACATTGATGGTGCTCTGAGAGAGTGGTGGCAATATGGTCGTAAAGTTTATGATCAGAGACGTGAGCAAATGAAGGAAGTAGCTGAGAAGGCTGGTATTTCTCATTTGTGTAACGAATTGAACATGACTTATGATGACCGCTTGGAGAAGTTCAAAGAGAGATATTTGTAACTTCTCCTAACAGTCCTGGGAGGACGTTAAACTCATCCGCCCCCCGGAGCCATCCGTGGGAAGTGTAAGTTTAAAATGGCCGTGCAGTATTGGATACCATATCGCGTGTGTTTTATGTATTATCATTACGCATATCGGCTTGCTGTACGTAAGACATTCCCCTCGTGGAATACCTGTATTTACAGGAGAGTTCGTCACTCACATTTAAATACGTTGCTGGCGGTGCTTTGAGCCGGGCACCGACCTTAAGAAGTGGTTTAGTAAAAATTATACACAAGAAGAAAATGCGGAAGGAGGTGCCGCATATAACATCTCCAAAGTTTCGAATGAAACAATTACTCAAACGACGAATTTTATTGATGGGGATACTCCTTGGTCATACAATATTGTCGCTACTCCGGATGAGACAACCAAATTGGCAGGTTTTACTGATGCTCAACTAGGTGATTTTCTCAGCAGACCGATCAAGATCAAAGAATACCAATGGGTGCCGTCATCTTCGTTGGCGGTTACACGTTTCAACCCTTGGGCATTGTTCTTTTCTAATTCGGACGTCCTTGACAAGATCAACCGTTACCGTAACTTGCGTTGCAATCTTCATTTGAAGGTGCTAGTTAACGGCAATAGTTTCTATTATGGACGTGCCCTCTTATCATACAATCCTTATGTGACCGACGATCAGGTTACAGTCAACCGTACTTTTGTTGAACAGGATTTAGTACAAGCTTCTCAAAAGCCGCACTTGCTGTTGGATCCTACTTCCTCACAGGGAGGTGAAATGCTCTTACCATTTATTTGGCCAGAGAACTATTTGGATATAACTATTGCCGGATGGGATAGTCTTCTTGGAGAAATTGATATCCATGATTTTGATGTGTTGCAACATGCTAATGGCGGTACTGATCCTAT